TATCACCGCCGAAGATATCAATACACTCTATGCGTTGGCTGCGGTTATGATGAAGGTTTCTGTACAACTATATACTGTTGCATTTAAGAATGATGAAGATATTGAAAAGATGGTCGAAGCAGCGAAGCAATCAATTCCAAACATACGAAAAACATTTTCGAAAGTAAGAGACGTTACAATACATTGATTTTGGGGGTGTGGTGCTAATGGGAACACATGTGCTTTGCAAGCATGAGTTGAGAGTTCGATCCTCTCCACCTCCACCAAAATAAGCCCCTATAGTTAAACGGTATAACAGTTGATTTGTAATCATCAATTCGCAGTTCGATTCTGTGTGGGGGCACCAGTTTATAATATACGGAAGCGTGGCTGAGTCTGGCTTAAAGCACCGCACTTGAAATGCGACGTACCGCAAGGTACCGTAGGTTCGAATCCTACCGCTTCCGCCATTATTCTTGACACCAGTTTACATTTGTGATATAAGTATTATTAGATAATGGAGGCAATCATGATATTGAAAAAGTTAAACGACGCATTCGATAAGAGTATTATTGTAGATAAAGCGCGAACTGGTAATATTCATGTAAGGTTCATCAAGGCAAATGGCGAAGAACGGCTAATGCGCTGTACTCTTAAAAATGAACATCTTCCCAAGCAGATTGATCTAGAAGAATCGACAACAAAAGACAATCCAAATCTTGTTGTCGTGTGGGACTTAGACGTAGGTGGTTGGCGGTCATTTAAAGTGGATTCTATTAGGGAGTTATGGTGCGAATGACAAAACTGAATATTACAGGACTGAAAGAAAAAGCCATTCCTCTCGGACCAAACACAGATGGAACATATGCTCATATTGGTGCTAGAGGCGGCACAGAAATGATGGCAGAACAGATTCGAAATCGTGTTGATTCGAATCTTCTCGATAAGTTCAATATCATTCATTCGCGAGTTCGACCAGAATCCATCTCTTCGTCGAAGAAGAATATTCTTGTTCTGCATGATACATGGGATGACCCCGAAAGTGAACATCTAAGGAGCGCCGAAAGCCGTGCGAGATTTACTAAACTTGTATTCGTGTCACATCACCAACAGGCAACATACAATCTTGGACTTGGTGTTCCTTATTCCGATGGAGTTGTAATTCAAAACGCAATCACTCCCATCGAATTCACAGACGCCGATAAGAAGTCAGATAAGATTAAACTGATTTATCATACGACGCCTCACCGAGGATTAGAAATCCTTGTTCCTGTTTTTGAATTGCTTGCTAAGAATATTCCAAATCTTCATCTGGATGTGTTCTCGTCGTTTAACATTTATGGTTGGGGCGAGCGAGATAAGCAATATGAGGGTGTTTTTGAGAGAATCAAGACTCATCCTAATATGACGTATCATGGATATCAGTCAAATGATGTTGTGCGAGAAGCATTGAAGTCCGCACATATCTATGGTTATCCAAACATCTGGCCAGAAACTTCTTGTATTTCTATGATTGAAGCAATGAGTGCTGGTTGTGCTATCGTAGCGCCAAACTTTGCAGTATTGCCAGAAACATGCGCGAACTTTGCCACAATGTATGGATTTAATGAAGATTATAATAAACACGCTAACATCTTTGCCAATGTTCTGAATATGATGATTTTTGAATATTGGAGCGAAAGTGTTCAAAATAAGTTGAAGTTCCAGAAGTTGTATATCGATAATTTTTACAACTGGAACTTGCGAGCATCTCAATGGAATGGACTGCTTAAAAGTCTAAATTAGTGGTTGACATTGCTCTCGGTATGTGCTAATATAACATTATGATTGGGAGTATATGATGAAATCATCTAAACAAAAACCACTTAAATCTATTGTGTTAAACACTCTAGAATTAAGAACCATGGGCGAAGAGCCAACCTGGGAAAATCAGGATAACTGGACTCGTGATGAATATGAAACTCAGTTGGCTAAGGCGTTCAACTGGTACAATGTCATGCTCGATGACAAGATGCGATATGCGGCGATCATTCAATATCTTACCGAAAAGAAAACGACTAAGACTGACCTAGAGGCCCTAGAGCAAGTTGAGTCGTGGCGTATTCTGAATAGTATTGGCTCATTGTGTCGGTGTGTTCTTCGTGGGCTGAAACTCGACAAAGAAGCACAAGCACGATTGGATCTCAAGTTCGATGATTTATTCGTTCGCGGTAAAGTTATTCTTAAAGACAAAAAGAAAAAAGCAAAAGTCGCACCAGCACCTCTATCCATTCAAGACCACATTCGTAATGCTGCAAGTGAATGTATCGCCGAGATTGAAGAAATCATCGACGGGTTTATTCGCGATAACACAACCACATTTCGAGCATACGATTGGCTAGCAGAAAAAAATGTGAAGCCAATGGTCGCTGGTAAAATTGGTGCGTTCTACACTCCACAGTTTGAAGAGTTGGAACTAGCGTATAGTAAAAAAGACACTGTTCTGAATGAGGCATATCAAGCCTTTCCAAAAAAGAAACTAAAGATCATTATGGAGTTCTACCGTGCCATCGTCAATGATTGTTACGAATGGTCGACCAATGTGCGCAAATCAAAGATCAAAAAACCACGTAAGCCTCGTGAGAAATCTATTGAAAAGGTTGTGTCTAAGATCAAATATCAAAAAGACGACACATCATTGAAGATCGTTAGTGTTGATCCTGCTAAAATCATTGGTGCCTCAGAACTGTGGTTATTTAATACTAAATATAGAACAATGGCCCATTACGTAGCGATTGATCGTGGTGGTCTGCAGATTAAGGGAACAACCCTTAAACAATATGATGAGAAGGTATCTGCTATGAAAAAGATCCGCAAACCAGAAGAATTCGTTTCTAAGATTATCAGCGGCAGCGTTAAAGGTATCATCAAAACATTTGATTCATTGAAGATCAAGCCATCTGCTTGTAATGGACGCATCAATGAAGCCACGATTATTCTGCGAGTCATCAAGTGAGTCAAGCAAATGTAATCTCGTTTCCGATTGATCGAGTCGTTCGCACTCCTGTGCCTCTATCAACAAAGAAACAAATTATTAGATCACAAAAGCAACATATCAATCGCATCATTGAAGAAAATGCGACAAATATGGTATCTCGTTTAGCCATGGCTGGTGTAGATATAAGCACAGATGATTTTCAAAGAAACTATGCTTTTACGATAGAATGTCTTCGGTCTACGTTATACGAATCACTTGGAATACATCACCCACTTCAGGCTCCCATGAAAGAAATCATTCATACTATTGAAGATTTCGCAACAAAAAAAGATTAAATCATGATTTTATTAGACTTATCACAAGTTATGATTTCGAATATCATGATTCAGATATCAACTCGCATGTCAAATGGAATCGTAGACGAACAACTTATCAGACATATGGTCCTGAATAGTATTAGGTTGTATCGTAAGAAGTTTTATTCCGAATATGGCGAGTTAGTTATTTGTTGTGACGACCGAAACTGTTGGCGCCGTGATTATTATCCTCATTATAAATCTAATCGCAAAAAAGACCGCGAAGAATCGGCACTTGATTGGAACGCCATATTTGAGGCTATGAGTAATGTTCGTCAAGAACTTCGTGAACATATGCCATATAAGCATCTGCAGATTGACCGAGCAGAAGCCGACGATGTAATCGCGGCATTGTGCCATAGGTACGGCGAGATTACAAGAAATGGTAATGAAAAGATTTTGATTTTGTCTGGTGATAAAGACTTCGCACAACTTCAAAAATATGTTAATGTATATCAATATTCGCCTGTTATGAAAAAAGATATCATTGTGGATAACCCAGAAAGATTTCTGCGCGAGCATATTATGTCTGGTGATCGAGGAGATGGCGTACCTAACTTTCTATCCGCCGACGATACCTTTGTTGAGGGCAAACGTCAAAATCAACTATCACGAAAGAAACTTCAAGATTGGTGTGTTATGAAGCCAGAAGATTTCTGTGATGACGCCATGCTGCGTGGGTATAAGCGCAATGAAATGATGATTAATCTTGATTTGATTCCAATCGAACTACAGAATGAAATCATCATGACGTATGAAAATCAAATACCCGCTCGACGGTCAAATATCATGAACTATTTTATGGACAAAAGATTACGCAATTTAACTGAGAATATAGGAGACTTTTAATGGACTCGTTATCTACCATCATTCGTTGGGCTGAAAAGAAAAAGAAGCCAGCAGACCAAGCACAAGTGTTAAAAGATCATACTTCTGGACCGCTAAAGGATATCATCGGTTATGCTATAGACCCAGGAGTGACTTGGCTATTACCTGAAACTGATCCCCCATATACTGCTCTTGCATCTAGGACAGACACAGAGGGACGCCTGTATACCGAAACTCGGCGATTCATTTATTTCGTAGATAGTCCAGAGGGCCGCGCACTTACTCCAATCAAGCGCGAACAACTCTTTATTCAACTTTTGGAATCTATTGACCCAAAAGACGCAGCGTTGGTTCTTCGCGTTAAAAATAAGAAGTTGACAATCTCTAAGGCGGCTGCTAAAATGGCATTTCCAAATCTCGCTAAAGATTGGTAAAACATGACTGCGTTTATTATCGCGAATGGTACATCCCGAGTTGGGTTTGATTTAAGACTGCTTTCGGAGGCTGGCGTTATCTATGGCTGCAACGCAATCTATCGTACTAATCCAGACGATGTAGATTTCGTTGTAGCAATAGATGATGGAATCATTCGCGAGATTGAACAAAGTGATTATGAAACTAAAAAAGTAATCATTCCACCAGAAGATGAAAGATGGGAGCCATTCGAATGTAATGCTCATCGACCAAGATCAAACGCCGGAATGAATGCTATGCGTGAGGCAATCAAGCGAGGCGCTAAGACTATCATAGGTCTTGGGTTCGATTTTATGTTAATCGATGAATCTCAGTCTATTAGCAACATATACGATGGAACAAAGAATTATGGTATGGAAACTCGCGCACACGCTTCAGATAATATAGGAAGGGCTAGCTATCTCGATTGGCTTGCGAAAACTAATCCATCTGTTGATTTCATATTATGCTATAAAACCATTCAGTCTATGCATAGAATGGCCGCGACAAATATATCTGTTATAACATATGACCAACTGAAAGAATCATTATGAACACGATTAGAACACACGTTCGCGGACAAATGGGCGTACAGATTCTACAAGCCTTTACCGCACTATCATCTATCAATGCCGACGAAGAGCCTATTATTTGTGTGTGTTCTGGTGGACTAACATATGATGGCACAAACAAACTTGGATTAGTTTTTAATACAAAATGTCGAGTGATAGATATTGATGATATTGTGCGAAAGACTCCATATTGGGTCGATGGAGCCGCAACGAAAATCTTTGAAAATCGTGATAATATTTTTAGATGGCTACAACCGAAATCATTTCCAACCAAAGAAAATCTTGATGTGGCGGTTCATATTCGCGGTAAGGATAAACCGACAGTATCTAAGAAGTCGTATCGATATCTTGTCGATGAGGTTGCATCAAGGCATGACAATGTAATCGCTTATACAGACGATAAGGATTTCGCAGATACACTTCTTGCGAATACACCAAATATTAGAACGTCCACACAATCGGTTATTGATGATTGGGCTGATATGTATAATTCTCAGATTGTATATTCTAGCCCAAGTGCGTTCATTATGAGTATGCTGCTTATCAATCCAAACAAGAATGTCGTTATCCTTGGTGATAAATATTGTGATGGCGGATATCCGCACTTCACAAATGATTTGTTGTTTATCCGCGAAGCAAAACAGTTCTGCCCAAATATGGAGATATGGGATGAATGAATTGAATGTAAAAGCATTCTATAATACATGTGATCTTGGTGGATTCAAACGAACACAGATTGAATCGTTCATTCGTTCGGCTGAATTCAGCGAAGACATTTCGCATATTCGTCAGATGGCGTATCAAACCTTCGCAATGATTGTCGGCGAGAGTAAAGCAGAAACACTCCTTACATCGGTAAAAGACTTCAATCGACTGGGGTTAAACACAGAAGCGGCACTAGCAGGAATCCACGTATTTCGCACATATTTTGCTCATTTGATACAGAAGGTACGAAGATTACAAGTACCAAATACGACGAAATATTCAAGAGACTACGACGAGAGTGGTATTGCGGTAATAAATGATTTTCTACCAGACTATACACGAATCAAAATCATTGAAGAAATAAAATCATTTCCTATTGCGGTATTCAAGACGCCAGGAAATGTCATTTATAATCTTTCAAACAATCCTAGTCTAAGTGATGCGGTGTTTCGTAGTCCAATGAAAACGATTATATTCGATTGTCTTGCGTTTCATCAAGACCACGCAGAAGGCAATATGCTATACGCACAAAACACCTTTGTACAAAAGTTACATAATAAAAAAGACGACGGCGATATTCAAAAGGTTATGCATTCAGATACTTTCTTTCCGTGTGTCAAGTGGTGGTATTTTCCAGAACAAGTTCGTCTCGACGATGGACCTTTTGTATATGCGCCGGTATCTAATAAATTAACAGAAGATAGACTTCAATATACTTATGAACAATCTGTTGCCATTTCGCAAGGTGATATAGAATCCAGTCGAACCTATAGCCACGCCGAAGGTTCGTTGCGAATTAATCAACAGGAACTTGCTGAAATGTGTATTTCGGAGTCATCTTATGCTGTGCCTGCGAATACTTTGATTATTGCCAATGTATTTGGATTTCATAGAAGAGGGGATGTAAAAAGTGAAGCAAAACGCAACTCTATTCACGGTTCTATTAGGATTAACCATCCTTTTACTTAGTGGATGCTCTAATTTTTGTGGGAAAGATGCTCCGGGAAAGGCTTGTATGACAGGAAAGCCGTATTCTAATCGATCCGCCGACGATGATGCAAGCATTTCAAATATCCGAGTCATGCCACAGTTCATTATTCCCTTCTAATACACTGATTTTATTCACCTTTTTGCTATGGCTAAGTCGTTGAAAACAATGACGGATTCCATAGCATTTTTTTTGTCTTTTTTCGCTAAGTTTCGCTAAGTGCTTGATTTTACACGAAATAATAATATTCAATGATTTCAAGCACTTAGCCGACACACTGGCTAAGTGCTTGATTTTAAACAAAACATTTTTATTGACACTATGGTATAACCATGCTATACTCTGTATATAAGATGACAACTGAGCGAGTGAACACCATGAAGATCAAAATGACGAAAACCGAAGAGCGCGAACTGATTGCCAACCTGTCGAAAACTGTTAAGATCGTCCGTTATGCAACTGTTATGACGAATGTTAAAACCTTTCGCAACTCATCGAGCGTTGCCAACCGCGGTCACAAGCGAGTTGCGCTGACCCAGAGGGGCATTTACGCGGGCCGTTCGTAAAAAAATCGCTCAAAACCAAAAATAGTTGTTGACAATACCAACTTTCCATGCTATACTCTGTATATAAGATGACAAAAGAGGTTCCGATGAAAAAGACAGTAAAGATTGCCGAAATCGTAGATTATGCCAACGGCTACTTGTGCGCCGCTGGCCCCAGCCGCGAGGCTCGTCACGCCATCATTAATATGGTTGAACATGCCCTCCACGCCGCCAGCGCATATGACGGCTACCGCTATCTCGTTTCGGGTGAAGTGCCCGAGGGGTTCGAGCCTGGAATGCGAGTGAAACGCAGCCAGAATCCGACAGAGCCGTGGTCGCCCGAGTTCGAATTTCCCGACGATAGCCGCCGTCATTATACTCTTCGCCTTAGCCTGAGGTCGTAACCATGAACACCAACGAAACCGAAGCGTTTGAGTTTATACGTAATCACCCCGACCTGCCGGACGATATCGACAACGATACCATCCGCGCTTTCATCGAAATTTTCAAAGCGGCTATTGCCGAGGAGTCCAAATAATGACCAACAA